GGGTGTATCTATTTTTGCCCCAAAGTCTTCTGGGTTTGCTTTCCAGTGTTTATCTAAAGCGACAATATACTTATCATACTTCTGATCTGGTTCTGCGTTTTGCTTACCTTTTACGTCCATCTGAAATGGCTCTTCTTTATGTCTATCATATTCAATTGCGACATGTGAATTACCATTCCTATCACGCAAACTATAAACTAACTGTCCACCCATTCTTGCTGGTACGTCCATCTGATCCCACTCATCTGGGTCATGCTCTGGATCGGCTGGATCGGCTGCAAAGTATTCATGATCTACAATATGAGCTGCTATATAATGATCAATACTTTCAAATTTTTGAAATGGTTCACCATCCATATCTGCACCCATTTTCCAACCAAACGGTTGATCATCTTCGAACCATCGCTCATCTGCATCTGGATATAGTTTTTTTCTTACAGGCTCAATCCATTTCATTAAACGACGAAGATTTGAAGTAATTGGTTCTGATGCATCAACGTCCTCTTCTCGATCATTCCACAACCAAAAAGACGCACTACCATCTTGGTTTTTTAATGCTTCGTCGTTTAATGGCTTGCCTGCATCCTTCCAGGCCTGATAAACAGCATCTCTGCTTTCGCCAGTTCCTTTCCCTGTTGCAGCTTCTTGCGGTGGGCAATAACCATGCAAACAATTTTGTAACATATCGCCTTCGCGTTCAAACTCTTCTTTTGAATCTAAACGTACCCACATATAACCATCAGGAAATTGCATTATAATCGGTGCTTCTTTTTCTAATCGTTCTCTTTCTTTTGGATTTGTTTTCCATGCATGAGCACCAGATCCCGAAAGGAAGAGCAGTGCTTTTTTTAAACCTTCGAGAGTATACTTACCTGACTCATACTTCTTAGTAAGTGGGCCGATTTTCCGCAACGCCTCATCGTATATATGCTCGTCTGGGTTCGTTTCGTTGTCGTCTTGATCGAAATAGTCAGGATCATCAAACGGCCTATCATACATAGTTGACCATCCCCTGGCATTATTTTTTATATTCAGTTTTTCTTTTTGAACCAAATCGTGAAATCTATTAAATGTACCTTGTTTGTTTATGTCATCGTGAGCAAAAAACAGCGATGTTATTTCATCTTCTAACTTTGAAAAGGATTCTTCGTCAACTGTCCAGACAATGTCTGTTGCATTTTTAACCCAATCAGGATCTGTGTCTTTGCCTGGAGCGGCTGGATCGCCGGGTGTCTTATAGATTTGAAGCATAGCATCATCAGGCAATAGATTACTTCCGCCCATAGCATCATTAATAATATCCTTTCTTAGTCTTTTCATAAAAGGAGCGTGATTAAATCCAGGATTACCTTTCTCTATCGAATCTTTTATTTCTCCAATCCAATCGTCGATATATTGTAGGCCTTCTGGCTCAACGTTTGCTTCTACTAAAAGTATTTCTTCTAATAACATGAGCCACCTTAGATCCTATACGCCTGCTAAATGCTTAATACGACCTAAATTCTCATCCACATCAGGTTCTGTCTGATACGCAATACCAACTGCATCATCAATGTGTGATTTCATCTCACCTATTGAGTTTTCAAAGTTTTTATCATTATACTTTACATTATTATTATCTAAAAACTCTTTTATAGCTGCATCACGAAGTGCTGGATATTCATTACTATTTTCAAGACTTTCTGAACCAAATTTTTCCTTCATAAGCTCTACAACGTCCATTGCATGAGCTTGTTGATAACTATTTTCTACATAGTCTTCCAACGATTCTATTCTATCTGGATCGGAATAATCTTCATCACCTTCCATGCGCCGTGCCGCGTTACGTGGTAACGCTTCATCATCGCCAATTGTAACTCCGGACCGCTGGTCTTCAGCATAACCATATAATACTTTAAGAGTCTTCGGGTGTACGCCAGATGCTGTAATTGTACCGGCATCTACATCCCAAGCTGCACCATCTAAAGATGCAAGCTTATCTTCAATATCCTCTTCACTCCACCCAGTTATATGAAATACTACACTTCTCATTTCTGCAATTGGCTCTACGCCTGCTAGATGACTAATACGATCAATAGCTTCTGTGGCTACTTGTTGTAATACATGTTGTACGTCCCTATGATTAAGAACATCTTCACCATAGGCAGCTTCAATTTCCTTAGAAGCACCTGTCATGTTGTTACTGAATTCAGGCATTTGTGCAATTTCAATTGCGGCCTCGGTTTCAACACTATATGGTTTATATCCATCCTCGCCTGGTAATGGCCTATTATCAATCAACTCTATCTCTGGAAAATCTGGTTCATCTTTAGGCATGCCGCTCCTCAAGCCATATCCTGGCCTATTTGGATCAACTTCATCTACCGGTTCGCCTTCGTTAATAATATCTTCACCACTTAATACAGCATAAAGATCTTCTGATTTAACATCATATTCATTAGCAATTTCTTCGCACATACCTTTAACTCTACGAATTAATGGAGCACCATCACTCATACGAGGCAACTTATTCATGCGTTCTTTAGCAAATGCTAATGCACGATTAAAATCAACAAAATCATCTTCTGAAATTTTTACTTCTTCAAATAGTACGTCATCATCAGTAATAGATTTAATCCAATTTTCAAATTGTTTATTTTCAACCTCTGGTGGATTAAATTCATCTGGCATGTCTTGTGTATCTTGTTGTACAAACTCATCATCTGATACATCAACATCTGCTGAATCTTTTTTACTAAATACACCTTGCTCTCTTGCTTTATCCAGTAACTCCATAATAATATCTAATTTTTCTTGGCCTGGAAATTCATCATTTTTAAACTGTTCACTTATTTGTGCTAAAAACGATGTTAATAATTCATCATTTACTAATTGGGCCATCTCACTAATTTTATAAGCAACTTCGTCTCGCTTACCTTCAGGAGATTTTGCAAAACTAATTATATTACTACTTGAATATTCGGCTGCTTCTTCGCCTGGTTCGTTAAATTGAACATTTTCGACTTTACTTCTAATTAAATCAATACCTTCTTGTCCAGATAATTTATCACCAACTGGTCTTTTTTCATCTTTTGACAATCTATATTCGAGGATTTGTGAAATTAATGGCAATACTTCTTCAAGGGATTCATCAAATGTTTTGGCAGTAAACAAATTACGTATCTCTGTAATCTTATCATCATCGGCATCATACTTATTTTCTTGAATTGCATTTGCATATTCAGCATATCCTTTAACGCCTTTTAATCGTCCTAGTTCTTTTCTAATACCCCAATAACGATCTCTAACTGCTTCAATAATATCTGTTGTTTCTTCATTTACAATATTATTTGATGTAGCATATCTTATAAATCGTTGTAACTTTTTATAATCTTCTGACAATGTTGAAATATGTGTTCCAACACTATCATATGGTATGCCACCCATACTTACATGGCGGGCCATTGCCCTGGCACCTGCTAAATGTATATGTGGATACTGAAATCTTTCTCCGGCTCCGTTCTCTATAAACAAGGCCTTAATATTCCTACTACGGGATCCACGAACCGCTTCGTCTACTGGTTTAGTATGTCTTACAATTAATTTTACATTGTCATCTACTAATTGATAGCTTGACCTTGTACTGCCTGACATTGGTGACATACCTTCTGCCATATTATTCATTGCTATATCCTCATCATTCATTGATTTAATTGCTTGATGCACGTAATCTTTTGGCTGTAAAGAATGTCCAAACGACTTAAAGTCAAAGTTTAATCTATATTTACGTGCTAAATTTTTTAACGTTTGGTGTAGCTGATCAATTTGCTCCAATTGAACAATATCAGGTTTATGTAATTTAAGAATTGCTTCTGCTTCATCTATCGTAATCATTATATTTGATGGTTTCAAAAAGAATCGTCTTGCTTCTCGATCATCTAATGTCTGGTCACCTTGTTCTGTAAACATTTCTAAACGATAACCAGATCCTTTTATAATCTTACGAACCTCTGTTGCTACATTTTCTATACTTATTGCCATGCTACTATTTATTCATTTGTATTAAATTATACCTAATGGCAACGGCTCTTCAAAACCAAATTCATCATCATCAGCATTCTGTGCCATTCGATCATATATTCTATCATCATATTTTGCCAAATGATTACTTATTCGTAAAACTAATAAAGTAGCAGCTATTAAATCATCTGTTTCTCCTACCTTTGCTTCGAATTTTAATCCATTAGCAACATAATTTTTTAATTCTTTAACTAATCGCTTACTATTAACTTCCATTTTCTCGCCTTCGACTAAATTCTTTAACGTTGCACATACTGATAATTTAGTTTTTGCAGTTGTTGTAAATCCTTTACGGTATCGTCGTTGGCCACTTCCAGTTTTTGGCTGATTAACCATCATCCCTGGAAAATTTTCCTCACCCGTGTGTTCTATAACTGTTAAACATGCTTCGCCTAATGTATTATTTTCAACACTCCAATATATCTCTGTATCTGTATGTGCTGTTTCTTCATAATTAGTCTCTATTTGAATATATCTTAATATATCCTGCATTATTTTTATTTGTCGTTTTACTGGAGATTTATTATGTTGCCATTCTGCTATTTGTTGCATTGATATACCATCATATACTTGAATTGCCGCAAAGTCGCCTCCAGTACCTAAACTTGGATCAAGTCCTACTAAATAAATTCTACCCTTTTTAGGCCTATGATACCATCTAACCTCTCCCGTCCTCATAATTGGTTCTCTACCTTTTAATCCAACCAATTTTAATGCATCTATTAAAGTTTCATCATAGATGATAAATTCACAAAGATGTTCACGTCTAAAACGTTCCTCACCTACTCTCGAACGCTCTTCCTTTGCCCACTTTTCATTTCGTTCTGGATGTACATCCCATACTACCTTTAATCCTGAAAATCCATTCTTTCCTAATTTCTGCTCCTCACCATATTCATCAATTCGAGCATTTGCTTCTCGCCAAATTGTAGCAAACTGATCATCATCGCTATTGGGAGTTGAAGTGATAATACATTTACCACCTGTTGCAAGTGTTGGTGACAATGCTGTCCAAAACTCTCTTGCTACTCTTGGTTGTACAAATGCAAACTCGTCCATGTAAATTAATGACAAGGACATACCACGTCCAGTAGTTTCAGTAGTTGTGGCTGCCATAATTCGCGAGCCATTATCAAAATCTATACTATTTCTATTATAATTAACTACACCACACCTTACAAAATCTGGTACACTCTCATATGCGTATCTAACACGTTGCATAATTTCTGCAGCTCCAGTATATTTGTGTGCGGCAATTAATATAGTACTATCTGCTTTAAACATTGCGAACCACAATAGATATCCAGCGGCAACAGTAGTTTTACCCATTTGCCTGGCACACATATTAATTGAGAAGCGATAATTATGATAGTTATCGATTAAATCATGCTGAAAATCATATGGATGAAACTCAATTCGACCTCGAACTGGATGTTGTATAAATAAAAAATTACTCATAAAATGCAATGGGCCAGAATCAGGGTCGAAACATTTTTCCAAATGCTCTACTTGCTTTTTAGTATATTTTGTTTTTTTATGAGCAGTCTTAACTAAATGACTGTCTGTTCCGTGTGGCATGTAAAATATTTAGTAATATTGAAATTTTACTGCGTATATAATTGTGGTGCGGCTGGATTCTGTGCATCAGTAAATGTTGCACCTTTAGTTACTTGAACACTACCGTCTTTAATTGCTTTAATAATATCATCGCCGGATCGAACAATATGATAATTCATCGTTCCTTGATGAATAAACATCAATGCTTCAAAATGTTCTTTTCTATCACCCATTTTATATTCTGACCAGTTTGCTTTTAAGTACTGTTGAAAAAAGTTTCCATTTAAAGCAGTATCTACTGTTCCATCTTTGTTTACCATATTATTAATAATTGGCGTAGCATTTTTCTTATCGTTCATTGTGCCCGGCATAACTGTTGCCATAAAATCATAAAGGAAAGATTTTATAACCTGCACTCTATCTTTTACTGTTCCTTTAACTTCTTTCTTTCCGTCCTTTACCATATAGTCGGGGCCATAGTAACCACTTAATTCATTAAGAAAAGCTAATCCGTCTTGCCCTAAACTAAACCTTGGTAGTTTTCTTGTTTTTCCAGTCTTTTTACTTTTAACTAATTTCATTAAATCTTTATCATCTGCATTGAAATGTTTTTTAAGTAACTTCTGTAGTACAGGTAATATTGTATTATTTTTTGGCATACTGTCTGCTGTGAGGCGGCCGCCACTTTTACCTTTCTTTTTTCCTGTTGAGACTTTACTAGCCTTTAATTCATATACGGTACCATCTATATCTAAGTCTCCCTTCTCTGCTTTCTTAACAGGAGAACCTAATAAAATTATTGCAATTTCTGCAGGACCTACTGAGCCTCGTTGTGCTGAAGGATCTTGCAATGCCATAAAGGCACCTCCAGTTTTTCCCCATACATTTTTATATTGTGATCTTACATGATCATTAAGATTACCTGACTCTTTTCCGACTGCTGTTTTAAGATCAATAACATCTCCTTTTAATGCACCATCTAAGAAGTTATTTATTTCATCAGTCGTAAGGTTTCTACCATCAAATATACTTTTAACTGATTTTACAAAATCAGAATTATTAGCAAGGTTTTTAGAAAATCGTTTTACAAGAAATTCTGTTTTACGAAGGGCATTAGCATCATCAGTAATACTTTTAAGAACTTGTGACTTTGTTCCCTTTTCAACTCCGCCTTTATATCCTTGCTTTGCACCTCGTTGATATTCACCTTCCTTTTCTTTCTTAAATGAAGCTGCTAAATCATAATATCTTTTAATTTCTGCGGCTAATTTTTCTGCTTTTTGTTTATTTGTAGCACACTGTATTGGATCATTTATTTGATGTGCATCATCACATTCTACATCTATAATATATATAGCATTACCGTATGCAACTTGTGCATCTTTAATAAAAGAATCTAATTCAGGATTCTCAATAAGTCTCTTTTCAAATATAAAATCACATGCTCGCATTGTATCTATGTCCTGTTATTTGATTAAGTTTTGCTAACTCGTCCCCTAACTGTCTCAATGGTTCACTTAATTTATCATCATCAACTTCGGCTTTTTTTATTACAACATCAAAATCTACATCATCTAACTCATCATTTATATGTCTTAGTCGTTTTGCTTGTTTCGTTAATACACCACCTACGCCGGTCCAGATACGATGGTCACCAACATGCGGCCTGGTGTCTGGACGACGACCTGATATATTAGCAATATCATCATAATCTTCAGCAAGCTCAACTAATCTCATTTTTTGTTCTTATATGCATCATATGCGGCAACATATTCTTCTTCTAGTTGTCCTGCACTCTTATAAGGGTTGTCACCATGGCGAGCTGCAACACGTCGTTGCTTTGGCTGTCTTTTTGTATGTCCTACTACCAAATCTTTAATACTATATGTCTTTGGGCTACTTCGTGGATCTTGCTCTACTTCGACTTCCTCAGCATAGTCATCATCATTATGATCATTATGATCATCATAATTATCACCATTACTATTTGATACCTTTGCTATTAAATCTTGCATCGATGAAACTGAACTAGGCTCATCATGATCCATATCAACACCAGCAATCTCATCGCCATCAGGCTCTGAATGTCCAGTGTCCATACCTGATAATTGTAATACTCTAATTAACTCATCTGGTTGATCACTAGTAACTGTCATTGTCTTATGTGTGCTACCTTCATCTTTTGTAACACTTAGATTGTAGTTTGTTTTTGGCATTTCCATTTCGCCGCCACACACGTCACCACACATCTCATCTACTCTCATATCTTTCTCCATTCCATAATCTATATGGGCTATTAATTTTGCTAATTCTTTATTACTTTCACCTATGATATCTTTAAGACCGGCATGAGTTACTTTTCCGTTTACATACATACCCGAATCAACAATTTGTTGTACTACAGCGGCAATTTCTTCATCCGTTGCTTCAACTGAACCTGCGCCTGCACCTGCTTCTGCATCGCTTGCTTCTGCATCATCTGCTTCTGCATCATCTGCACCTGGTTCTTCACCTGGCTTTGCATCGCCTGCTTCTGCATCATCTGCACCTGGTTCTTCACCTGGTTCTTCACCTGGTTTTTCAAGACCTAAGCCGCCAGCATCAGTTAT